CGACCGTGTCCACAACGCTGCCCAGCCCTCCGCTCAACGCATCAGCCAGAATTGACGCCAGCGACTTACCGCTTGTAAGCGCAGACATCAACAGCGACGGAATCGAGCTGAAGATGTCCCAGAGCGTCGAGATCAGCGACTGTCCGAACGCAATTGCGTCACCAATAAAGTTTGCCTTGAAGGTTTGAAATTGAATAAGCATTCCTTCCAAGGCAGTCAGAAACGCTGCCTTGATGCCGGCCCATGCAATTGCGAACGCTTGCGCGTAATTGCCATTCGTGACCGCCGCCGCGATCCCTGCAAACGTGTCTTTTGCGACGCCCAACAAGCTTGCCATAGTGGCCTTCGCAGTTTCCCAATACTTCGCGAAGATTCCAGCGCGATTGGCGGCTACGCCCAAAATGGCGGCTACGGCCGCAATCGCAGCAACGATCAACAAAGCTTTAATGATGAATGGAGCAAGCGGAATCAACACCAGTTTCCACGCGCCACCGTATGCCGCCAATTTTGTGATTACGCCGCCTAAACCGCCGCCCATCAGCTTCATCGCGCCGACTGTGGCAAGCGTTGTTTTCGGCATTAGCGCGGACGAGGCATTGAACGCCATCACGGCAGTCCGTAGCGACGCGGTTGTGCCTGTCGTCGCAGCCATGGCGCCGCCTAGCAGTAGCGTTGCAACGTACATGGCTTTCGTGATTGCTTGCGCTGCTACCATTGCAACGCTAAAACCTCCGATTGCCATCCCGGCCATTTTTGCGCCCGCTCCAACTACGATCATGGCAGCGCCAGCGGCGACCATTCCGGCGGCCAGCAAAGCGGCGGCCGTCACTGCGGTCTTGTTCGCTTCGATCCACGATGTCACGCTCCCGAGTACGCGCGAAAACGCGTTAGCGATACCCATGACAGGGCCTTCGATCGTTTTGCCAACCGCGTTAGCAACGCCTTCGACCGCAGATAGAAAAATTCGAAAGGATCCACCAAGCCCAGCGTCCATTGCGGCGGCCGTTTTAGCTGCGGTGCCAGTGGCTCCTTGCAATTCCTTTGCTAAGGCAACTACGTCGGTTGAGGCATTGCCAAGCACACTAGCGGACGTGATGCCCATCAATCCAAATGCCTCTTCCATCTTCGCGACCTGTTGTTCAACAGGCAGCCCGGAAACTGCTTTGCCGATCTCATCCATGATTTGGATCAGCGGCTTAAGTTTTCCAGCCGGATCCACATTTTCAATCCCAAAGATTCGCCGGAGATCATCGCCCGTAGCTGCAGCAATTACTGACAATCGCCGTAAGGCGGTACCGGCGTCTGACCCCTGGATTCCAACATTGCCAAGCGCTCCCAAAATCGCAACAGTATCTTCCAGGTTCATGCCCAGTGTCTTGGCGACTGGACCCGCGTATTTGAGCGATTCCCCCAACCCTTCGACTGTGTTAAACGTAGCATTTGCGGCATACGTCAACACGTCAGCGACTCGCGTTGCCTCCGTTGCCCCAAGCCCGAATTGGCGAAGTGATGCCGCCATGATTCCAGCGGACAACGCGGCATCAGTGCCGGTCGCTCGAGCTAAATCCATCACGGCGGATGTCATCTCGTTGATTTGCTTTGGACTAAATCCCGCTCTGCCCAACTCAGTCATTAGCGTCGCGACTTCGACGGCCGTGAACGAAGTCGTTCGCCCAAGTTCCGACGCAACCGCGGTCATCGACTGCAAGTCTTCTTGGGACGCGCGGGTCACAGCTCCGACGGCCCGCATTGAATCGTCGAAACGTGCGAACTGCATAATCGACGCGGCAAACGGCGCAGCCATCGCCAAGCCCGTTGCACCGATTTTTTTTCCGATGCTTTGAATGCCGTTTCCAAAAGCATTAAAGCGTGATTGTGCTTCGCCGAGTGCTCGCGAGTACTTGTCGGACGCGCCGATTTCGACAAACGCGCGACCGGCGCGGATTCCACTCATACTCATCGTCTACGGCCTGACGCTGTTGGCAAAAAGGTTTGGAAACTTTGGGGCTTCTTTCGCGAGTGCGGGAGCCATAAACGGGCGTTTGCGAATGCGAATCGGTTTCTTTCGCCCTCGCGTCGTCACGTAGCTCTTGCCGCCGTGCTCCAACACTTCCGGAATTCGGACGCCGTCCGTTGACTTGAAAAGCAGCGGCCCGATCACGACGCTTTTGCGCAATGGTTCCCAAGCAAAAAGAATCAACCGCAAGTTACGCGCTGACTTGGTGTGCAATCGCGGAGGCTGGCCTGGCTGGCTGATTGTCGGGTCTTTGCGCCCGCGCAAATTCCCTTTGTTTCGCTTATTGGTTGCCCGCTTGCCCGCTGGTTTGATCGATCGCCGCGCCGTTGTGCGGACGAACGCGCCCGCCTTGCTCAATTGCCGACGCTTGGCACGATCGATTGCATTGATGACAGATGGTCGATCAAAAAATTGGTCGATCATCTTTATCGTCAACATTTACCGGCCTTAGTTTGTGAAGAGCGGCTTCAGCGCATGCAATTGTTCGTGCGTCATCGCGGGCTTGGCCACGACAGTGCGGAACGGATGGAAATCTTCTACTTTCGCGGCCTTGGTTTTCGGGCCACGGTTAGCGTTGAAGATCAGGGCCAGAATGGCGGCGGTGTGATCCCATGATGCAGAGGCATGTGATTCGGCGCGTGTGATCAACTCGGCCAGCGTCAGCGGCAGTGGGTCTACGCCGCAACGGCCTGCGATAGATTCGATTTCGAGCCAACGGTCAACGCATCGTCGATTGCCTTGTCGATCGTCCCGTCGTTTAGCATTGCTTGAAGCTTCGCGTCCGCTTCGTGGCAATACTTGTTGGCCTTGTCCATCACCCGGCGAAGCATCGCCCGCCGGGCACCGGGGAAAAAATCGACAAGTGCCTCCAACAAAGCAGACACACCGGTTTCGATCGCTTCGCCGTCGAGGTCACCCGCGAAGTCTTCATCGGTGACTCCGACCGCGTCTGCCTGTGGCTTGATCACCGCAAACAAAACGTCGACCAACTTCATCGGGTCGTTCGTCAATTGATGCAGGACTTCCGGGTTATCGATCACGCTCATCAGGTCGATGTCGGTGAGCGATTTGACTCGTTTCATCTTGGCGACGTTGAGCGATAGATCCCAGGTATGTTTTCCGGTGCGAAAAGTTTTCATGATCAGCTTGGTAAAAGTTGGTGTACAGCCTTTAGGCGTTTCAGCACTAGCGGCCCTGGCGTTTTCTCGCAGGTGCAACAACCTCAGTTGCAACAACCTCAGTTGCAACAACCTCGGGTTCAACAACCTCGGGTTCAACAACCTCGGATCCCGCGACGCTCGATTGTGCGACGTCTAACGGTTCGTCCTTTGCCGTTTTTACATCCAGCAAAATTCGCAACCATTCGATCGGCACCGCGACGGAGTCACCGCTCGCACGTCCGCACACTTCGCGAAGCGCCGCTTCGATTTCGGTTTTCAGCATTGGAGATTGATGAGTAAAGATTGATGTTTAGTGATTGCAGTTTGCAGATTTGGATAATCAAATCTGCAAACTACAATCGGAAAAATGTTATAGCGCGGTGAGAACCATCCACACTGGCAAGAGCAAAACGCCCGCCAACTTGTGTCGCGCAAACTCGACTTTGATCTCAATGCGTCGACCGTCCTCAAGCTGCTCGTCAATTGGAAACTCCATTACGATCCCCGGAAAGCGAAAGCCTTGGACAACGCGACCCGCGATGCCAGCGATCGGCCCATCCAGGACAGCGAATTGCATGACCGTGTCGTTGATGTACGATCCGCGTAACGCGTTCAAGACAGCATCATCGCCGGCATCGCACAAATATCCGAACGACAGGTCCATCGACTTCAGCCCTGCGCCCTTGGGGTTCCAGCCTCCGGTTCCACGGCTTGGCAAGTCGATCGCCGTTTTCGAAATGCCCGGTTGTGAGACGTCGACGGCATTGGGGACGGCAGCCAGCGAAGGCGAGGCCCAATTAGCGATCGCGTCATAACCCAGCACGCAGTCTTTACCGATAACAGTCATCGAGAGCTCCAGATAGGGCGACGCGTGTTACGCGTCGCCGGGTGATAAGATGGTTTGATTAGGCTTTCGCAATTCGCGAAAACGTGACGGTCCAAACGCCGCGCAATACGTTCATGGATTTGGCCGCTTCGATGTCGTAGAGCGGTTCGGTACTCATACTCACCAGCGTCGCACCGCCGATGGTGCCAGCCATCGAAGCACGTTCGATAACGTCACCGATGGCTTGCATTAGTGCCACAAATGCGGCCAGGTCGGTTTCGCTTGGTTGGCCGTCGACCATGACGGCTGTTTTGTGCGGTGCAATTTGCACGACGTGTTCTCGCTTCGTGCTCGCTCGCGAAGCCAGCGTGCGACTTTGCATTCGCGGTGCGACTGCGACGCGTGGCGCGACCAAATCAGCAGGTCGATAGATCGGCAACAATCGCCGCTCGATAATCGTGCCGGTGGGCAACTGGGATCCTGCCGCAGTCAGCAGCGACACAACAGCGTCGGCTAGGACGATGTCCATTGTTGGTGTTTAGCCTTTAGGCGATTGGATTTTGATGGGCGGCTAAAGCCTGGACACCAACTACTCATCCAAATCTCGCGAGTGAATGCGGATGCGTTGGTGCGACGTATCGGAATAACGCCAGGGGCGCTGTCCAGTCGGTGCGTAGATCTCGTATCGTGATCCGTCCAGCGAATCGGTCACGATCCAACCACGGGCTGGCAAAACGCGTTCAGCGGCCAGGTTGACCAGGTCAGATGCAGCCACCAGCCAATCTCGTGAGCGCATCGTGACGACCACTCCGTCGTTTTCGACTTCGTCGAATTGCGTGACGCCGGCCGTAGCGGGCAAGGTAATCGACAATGTCGGACTGACCAGGCGGTTGGTGATCGTGACCGCCCGGGCAGCGTGTTGTTTCAGGGTTGCGCCAAACCATGTCGACGCGGAGGCAAACATGTCAATCATAATTTGCCTTATTCGCAATCATCGGCAGTCGAAATCTTGTGACCATGATCTTCGTCGGTGACGCGTACGACTTTTTTTAGCGTGTCCCCAGCCTCAAAATCATATAACCCACGGTGGGCCAAATCTTTCAGAGCATCATCGGGGTTCGCTGCATCGCTCTTGTGCCACTTATCGCGATTCGCATTGGCTATTTTCAGCATCAGCATCGGAAACTCCGGCGGTGCGCAGATCATGCAGTGGGAGCCGTTGCGGGCGGGGTGATTTGCAAGACCTTTTTTGTTCCGACTGCCTTGGTGATGGCGTCGGCAACTTCGGCGCCGAGCCGTGACACCAGTTCATCCTTCCATGACACGGACAACTTGCCTTCAGCGTATTCAATCCGATACCCGCCACGATTGATTACCAGCTGTGGGCTCGCCTCCAAATCAGCGAGTGCCAACGCAGTAATCGATTTGACTTCGCTTTCTAGCGAGCGAACTCGCCGGCCCAGCTCGGTCATCTCTTTGCGGCACTCGCTATAGCGATCAAGCTGGGCTTTGGTGACTTTGGGCATCGTACAATTGTCTCAAAACTGAAAACTGAAAACTGAAAACTTCTTCCTACTTCCTTACGCGACTGTGACGCCGGTTGGTTGATGGAGTACTTCGCACACTGCGGATGCGACTTTCAAGCACACGCCGAGGATGTTTCCGGTCGACGTGCTGATCTTGACGTTAGTCGCAGCGAAGGTGCAGGCGCTACCCGCGACCGGTGCCCCGGTCGAAGTCTGGGCGATCATTTCGTAGATCCCACCGCTGACCGCGAATGCGCCGACTTCGCCGGACTTGACGCGATTGACGGCGATCACTGGCGTAAGGCCAACGTTGGTCACCTGGCCCGGCACAAAATCAGCCGATGCGACCAAGTGAGCGACGGTCGGTTCGCCGCGAAGTAACTTGACAATCATATAAGTCTTACCTTTTCAAAAGTGTGAATGTTCAGTGCGTGTTGGTGTCCAGGCTTTAGCCGCCAAGCATGGCGTTCCAAAGCCGATCGCCTAAAAACTAGACACCAACGACTTTGGCTTGGCTCGCGACGGTCGCCTGGGCTTCGCCGCCGGCGGCGTCACGGACGCCGCTGCGTGGTCATTGTCGGATTCCAGCTCCGACGCCTCCGACGCCTCGCAGTAGGTCACGCGACCAATGGACGTCAGCGACAAAATTTCGCCTTCCGTTGCCGTCGTGTCCGCGATCGCGGTACCGGGCGGATGGACAGTGCCATCGATCAACGTGGCGACAGTAAGGCGGAAGGCCATGATTCAGTTTCCAGGTTTCAGGTTTCAGTGTTAGAGTTGGTGTCCAGGCTTTAGCCGCCAAGCATGGCGTTCCAAAGCCGAATCGCCTAAAGGCTATACACCACCAACTACGCGCCGTTGTTTTTGCGGAACGTGCGGTTTTCGTTAAAGTTGGCGCCGATGTCGTACTTGACTTCCATCTGCAGGCCGTACTTTCCGACGCCTCGCAAATTGGTCACCATCACAACAGGAACGGCTCCGGTGCCTTCGACTGTTACCACTTCGATGGTCTCGCCATCGGTCGAAGCCAAGAACCAAGCGGTCGCCGAACCGGATTGCAGAACCTTGGTTTTCGGATGCACGACGCCGTTGCTGACGCGAGCATCCGCGACTACGGTCATGCCGTAACGAGCGATTGGATTCTGTGCACCCTTGCCGCTGTCGTTGCTGAGCAGCACCGAGCCGGTCAACTGAATCGCGGTGTCGGCAAGTTCGGCACCGACCACCAAGTGAGTCGGCTGCAAATTCAGCGTTGCACCGTTGTCCTGCTGTTTCATCAGCGACGCGATCGCAGTGCTGAGCGTTGGCCCAGCGAGCGCGCCGGCGGTCAACAGCGTGCCATCGGTCGTATGAAACGCGGCTCGCGTGGTCCGAGCCATCGTCGGATTCGCAAGCATCAAGCCGTAGACCAAGTCAGGTCGCATACGGCCAGCGGCTTGACCCATCTTCAGCGGCGTGGAATTAAGCAAGCCCAGGCGATCGCCGATCAGATCCTGCTCGTCGAGCTGGAACTGTTTTGCGTATCGCGCTGCCGATTGAATTTCTTTCCACGCGGTACGTTTCGCGTGCCCGGCTTCGCCACCTGCGGGCAAGTGATCGAGCGATTCGAGTTGGTCGATACCGTGGCGGCCGTGCTCTTCGAAATCAGGCACAGTGCCACTGGTGGTCCAACCTGCGGTCGTGTCGTTCGCTTCGCGGAATCCCATCAGCATGCGAGCGCCAACCGTCGAACCAAACACGGTCGCGATTGCGTTCGTGGAGAACGCGGCTTCCAAAATCGCAGCCTTGCCGTGTGGTCGCGTTCCGCTTTCGATTTCGGCCAACGTTGCCAAAATGTCCATCACGTGACTGTGTCGAAATTGACGGCCAGCCTCAGCGGTCCGCTGAAACTTTTCGTTGTTGACTTCCGCGTTCAGCCACTCCGGCACACCGGCTTCGATTGACGCGAATCCCCGGAAGTGCGCCGACTCAACATCGACTCCACATCGCATCATCAATCCGGCACTGACGGCCTCGATCGTTTGCGTTTGCGAGCGGCCGGTGACGTGGATTGCGGGGGCAGCGGGCCGAGCAGCTCGGAGCGCTTCGAGTTCAGTTCGGTTGGTGTCCCAGCCGGCTTCGATCGCGATCACGCTCAGCAATTGTTTGACGTTTTTGATCGTCACTTTTGGATTGTCATACGTCGCGCAGATTTCGACGATTGCATCTTGGCGACGCATCTCGTCGGCGGTTGCCTTGCGGGACTTTGCGACAGCAGCGTTTGCCCCGTCTGCGTCCGCTTCGATGACGACCTTGGTCTTAAGCACCAGGTCGATCTCATCGGCACTGGCTTCGATGACCGCGTCGGCTTGCTGCTTGCGGAAGTAATCCTTTCCGCGTTCGAAAGAACGCGGCCTCATTGAAGCGCGGCTAAAGCCTGGACACCAACACGCACTGAACATTCTTTCCGCGTTCGAAAGAACGCGGCCTCATTGAAGCGGTCGGATTGTG